TGGTGATCTTACATCAACACATATCCACAACGCAATACCTAATCCGAGTGATTTATGTGGGTATTCGTTCCGCCCAGGTAAATCAAGGGTTCACAAGGTGTTGCGCCTGTGTCATCATTGAGGGATGAACAACACTATCAATCACACATCGCCAGTTGAACTGGCCATCGACATGTTTGGCGGGGTACGAAAACTCGCCCGCGCCCTCAACCGCGATCCTGCCGCAGTGTCTCGCTGGCAAAAGTCTGGCATCGTGCCGACTGCCGTACAGCGTCGCCTCCTGGAATTAGCCTGGGAGCGCGGCATTGACATCACTGCGCACGACATCGTGTTTGGGCGCGAAGTCAATGATTGAACTCATGCTGGGCTGGCCACCGTCGGACCTGTCACCCAACAAGCGCCTGCACTGGGCCAAGGTGTCAAAGGTCAAGGCGGCATACCGCGAAGCCTGCTGGGCGTTGACGCTCGAGCAGTACCGCATCAGGACAGACCTGGTGCCTGCTGGCAATCTGCACCTGGTTCTCGAGTTCGTGCCGCCCGATCGGCGCAGTTACGATCGAGACAACCTGGTGGCCAGGATGAAGTCTGGCCTTGATGGCGTCGCTGATGCACTCAAGATCAACGACAAACAATTCACAACACTGACTGCACGAGTGGACGCGGGGCAGATCGGTGGTTTCGTACGCGTCCAAATTTCGAAGGAATCCAACGAATGAACATTGCAATACTTACCGGCAACCTGGGGCGTGACCCAGAACTGCGCCAGCACAACGGCGACAACATCCTAAACTTTGCCATCGGCGTAGCCATCGGCACCAAAGACAAACCCGAAACCATGTGGGTCGACTGCGCACTGTGGGGTAAGCGGGCAACCAGCCTGCAACCGTACCTTGCCAAAGGCCAGCGCGTGACCGTCAGCGGCCCGATCAAACTCGAGGAATACAAAGCCAAGGACGGCACGCCAAAAACGCGCCTACGCTTGTCTGTGGACCAGGTGGACCTACCACCAAAAGGTGACGCGCCAGCACGGCCACAGCAAACGCAACAAACGCAACAGCCTGCCGGTGACATGGCAGACATGGACGACGATATTCCCTTCTGATTTTTTAACCACCGAAAGGCAATCATGACTGACCAAACTATTGAGCAAGAGATTCAAGCAAAAGGCAAAACCGCTCCTCGTGTCACGCCTGCGGACATTGAGGCAAACATTGCCAGCGAGCACTATTTCACTGCATACGGCGGCGCAAAATACGCTCGCATTACCCGTGATGAACCTAAAGACAGCGCGGCACTAAAACTCCTTACCTTTTGCGTTCTAGTTTTACAAAACGGATTTACTGTTACAGGCGAGTCGGCCTGCGCCAGCCCGGAAAACTTTGACGCTGAGATCGGTCAAAAGATCGCACGCCAGAATGCTGTCAACAAAATTTGGCCGCTGATGGGATACGAACTCAAACAACGATTGAGCCAAGCATGAAAACCTATGACGACTTCGTAAAAATCCGTGGCTGGGCGCACCAGCGCAACCTGGTGTCCGGCAGTACCACCGACAAGCAGTTCACTAAGTTGATCGAAGAGATCGGCGAGTTGGCCGCAGGCCTGGCCCGCAAGGACACGGTCAAGGTGATGGACGGCATAGGCGACGCTGTGGTGGTGCTCACCATTCTGGCCGAGCAGATGGGGTTCAGCATCGAGGCCTGCATCGAGATGGCCTACGACGAAATCAAGGACCGCAAAGGTCGCATGATTGACGGCGTTTTTGTGAAAGAAGCCGACCTGTAAAAAACGCTTGACTCCATGTTTGGGTTTTGGTTTACAATGTGTAGACCGAAACTCAACATGGAGATCATCAAGTGTCATCCCCCCGAATTGAAGCCGCCCGCCTGGGCCAGCGCAAGTACACCGGCAAGCCCTGCAAAGCCTGCGGCGAAACCGAAAAGTATGTGATCAACGCGGCTTGCGTTGCATGCACAAAAAACGCCAAAAGTGCCAATGAGTCCAAGATCAGAGAGATCATGGACCAGGCCAAGGTAGGTGCGTGATGCACTACTACAACTTCAACATTGGTGACTACATTAAGCACACGATGCATTTGACTGTCGAAGAAGACATCACATACCGTCGCTTGCTTGACCTGTACTACGACACCGAATCCCCAATACCCACCGATATCCACTGGGTTTCCCGTCGGTTACGCATGGGTTCTGAGGTCGTCGAATCAGTGCTCAAAGAGTTCTTTGATCTGACCGATGAGGGGTACCGGAACTACCGTGCTGACGCTGAAATTGCGGACTATCACGCGTACATCGACAAGCAACGATCGAACGGAAAGCTAGGCGGCAGGCCGAAGAAAAGCAATGGGAAACCCACCGCTAACCCAAGCCAAACCCAAGCTGAACCCAAAAAAAGCCTAAACAATAACCAACAAACAACAACCAACAAACAACAACCAATAGTAAAAGCATTGGCCACACCTGACGGTGTGTCACCTGCAACCTGGTCTGACTTCTTGCAAGTTCGCAAAGCAAAGAAGGCACCAGTCACAGCGGCGGCAATCTCAGGTATTGAGCGCGAAGCACGCAAAGCAGGTTGGTCGTTGGAAAAGGCATTGCTTGAATGCTGTGCAAGAGGATGGGCAGGGTTCAAAGCCGACTGGGTAGCAGACAAAGGCCCGCAGAAAACTCAGCACCAACTGAACAACGAAGCGATGGCCAGGTCGATCGGTCTGATCCCAAAGCATGACGAATACCAAGGCAACATCATCGAAGGAGAAATCTATGAATCAGAACCATCCACTACCAAGCGCTTGGGTTGAGAAGATCTTCGCCCGCCTGCAAGGTGTCTACGGTCGTGAGTTCCTTGGCCAGTACGGTACCGGCATGGTCAACGGGATCGACGCAGGCATAGAGAACGCCAAGATCGTGTGGGCTGATGAACTCAGCGGTTTTGCAAAGTGGCCAGAGGCAATTGGCTATGCACTCGAGCACCTGCCTGAACGCGTGCCCAACTGCATCAAGTTCAAAGAACTGTGCAGGAATGCACCACGGCCAGAGCCAGTGAAGTTGGAATACAAATTGACCGACGAGCAATTGGCTCAGAACAAAGCCAGGGTCAAAAAGATGATGGAAGAGTTACGCGACAAGATGGCAATACCAAAGGAGAGAACATGAGCGAAGCACTTGAGCGAGTTATCGCTGAACAACAGAAGCAAATTGACAGCCTAATAGCCAGAGACAAAACAAACCTGGATGCATGGGTTCGCGAAAACGCAAAGAGAGAGCGAGTTGCATTGGCCGCATTTGGCGTACTAAGCAACCCAGAAAGTCCTGAGTGCCATTTTGAATTGAAGCAGGCTGTCATGGCATGGGGTTACTGCCCAACATGCGAATGCAGTCCATGTGAATGTGAATACGACTAAGGAGAGAACATGAGCACGATTAAAACAGTTTCGATATGGCTTGCACTGCTGGGTGCTTTTGCATTCGTCAACCAAATGGACTACGACGATGCCATCAAGGCAGAGCAACACTACTGCGACATGGTGCGCGAAGGCCACTGGCCAGCGTACAAGCCTGAGATCGATTGCAAGCGCATTGATCAAGAGCACATGGTGCGAGGCATCAAGCTATGAGCAACATCGACAAAGCCGCAGAGCACCTGGGCGCCAATGCACTCAAGATGATCAAACTGATTTTGCTCAAGCACGATGCCGCAATCATCGAGGCCAGCCAGGAAGCGATCGAGGCCGCAGTGCTGGTAGAGCGTGAGGCGTGTGCAAATGTTGTACTGAGCATTGCAAACGATGACGCTGGCAACCCGTACAAGCAGGCGTTGCGTATTGGTGCGGAAGCAATTCGAGCAAGAGGACGCGCATGAAAAAGCGAAGCAAGTACAGGCCAAAGCCGTTGCCCGTGTTGCCAAAAATTTTCCGCCACAACAAAGAGGCCGAGGTCGATCTGCAATTCATTCCGCACATGGAATTGCAAAAGTTCAAGACCGGCGACGCTGATGAGTACACATGGAACACGGTGTGCTTTCGATTGAACTGGGGCTATGTGATGTCAGGCGATCACTTTGATTCTGTCGAAGCACGCGAACTGATGGAGCAATCACTGGCCGCAATCAAGTCAGTCAAAGCCAGGCACGAGCGCACGAACAAGTGGGGCACAAGCGGCGAAGAGTTTAATGTGATTGGCCAGGCGCTGAACCTCACCGACGAAATGCAATTGAACACAACCAGAAGACAGCAAGATGAATCATTGAACACACTGCTGAGACTTAACGAACTAAAGATTGGAGGCAAGTTTTGACATACGGGAACGCAGACCAGACCTACCAGGACAGACAAGGCGTCGGCGTCAACATTGGCGAAGAGATGTTTGAGCAATGGTGCGAGCGCAATGGATGGAACTGCACGCGCTTGGGCTTTGATGAGAAGTTTGCCAATGTAGGTGCTTTCTACAATCTCAACCCCATCCTGCGCAACATGCCCGACTATGTGATCCAGCGCGACGAGCGCACATTTGTGGTCAATGTCAAAGGCACAGCCAACATTAAAGAAAAAGAACGCTTGCTGTTGCCTCAATTGATCGAGGCCTACTCAACGCAAAAGGCTCCGCTGATCTACATGTTTTGCATTCGCAATCAGCGCATGAAGTTTGCAGAAGCAGAGCACATCATCGAACTGTATGACATCGAGTCAGACAAAAAGTGGCATGACGGTGTTGTGTACCGAACAATCAACTTGATGTGTGTGAGGTAGCCATGGCTGAAGCATTGATGAATCTTGGAATACTGCTGATTGGAATTGGCGTAGGCGTTTTGATTTGTGGCGCAATAATTTATTTTTTCTTGGAGAATGACAAATGAAATTTGCACGAGTGTTTGATGTGGCACGCTATGGCCAGATCGTGATGATCAAAAAACAAAGCGATGAGGGCGCACCTGAGTTGCGATTCTTTTGTCAGCCTGAAGGCTATGGTGTCTGCTCATTTGCCATTGGTTGGAACGATGACGAAGGCGTCGAGCAAAAACTTGATGAGGCTTTTGAGCGCATGGTCATGCGTGAGGCCATCGAGATTTGCGACGGCTACTTCAAACACATGGCCGCATCGGCCAACAAACATTGAGCCGCGAGAAG